GGTGTGTTATGGATCTACGTCCAATGTTGTCAAAGGACATAAATATTCTCTGGAAGAATGTAAAGTTAGATTAGATAAAGATATGCTGAATGCAGTTGTTGCAGTTGAAAATTGTACTAAGAAAATCGATCTGTCTGTAAATCAAATGGTTGCATTTGCAGACATGGTTTACAACATCGGACCAAAACCTGTATGCGATACCAGTCAATCGACATTAGCTAGAAAATTACAAGCTGGAGATATTATCGGTGCTTGTGATCAAATTCCAAGATGGAATAAAGCTAGAGTTGCTGGTCGAATGATCGCATTACCTGGCCTAACTAAGCGTCGTAATGCAGAACATATTTTGTGTAAAACACCAGATTTGATTGTGAGTGAAAATGCCATTGTTTAGTACACTGTATGTACGCCTTGCACTTATAGCAGCTGCAATAGCTTTCGTTATGGGTCTTGGATTTATGGTGTATGATCATATCTATGATCAAGGTGCCGCATCAGTTCAGGTAAAATGGGACGCGGTTGAAGCAGAAAGAAATGCTGTTATAGCAGATTTAAAGATCAAATCTAATCTGGCTGCTCTTGTCATGAAAAAAGAGTCAGAAACTCAAATGAGGTTACTAAATGAAAAAAATAAAAGTCTTAATGCTACCGTTGCTGTTATTACTCGTGAGTTGCGCAACCGCCCCGAGCGTCCAAGTGTCACAAACGTGCCCAGTAGTGCCGCCCCTGAATCTACCTGCACAGCAGCAACAGGAAAAGAGCTTTATAGAGCCGATGCAGAATTTCTTATCAGGGAAGCTGCCCGAGCAGAAAAATTAATTATACTTTTAGAATCTTGTAAAGCTCAATACAACACAGTGTATCAAGAATACAAGAAATTACAGAATGGCAACTAATCCATATTTTACCGCGCAAACCGGAGTCGTCTCTGAGCAAAATCTAGTCGAGAAGATGACGATAGAGTCAATTCAGATTGCTGGTTTAGATCTGGTTTATATTCCGCGCACTATTAATAAATTTGATAAGATTTTTGGAGAAGATGTACTCTCTTCTTTTGATTCATATGCAACAATAGAAATGTATATTCTCGATTTTCAAGGGCCTGGGGGTCAGTCGGAAATCTTATCTAAATTTGGTATGGAGATTAGAGATACAATGTCATTTATTGTATCCCGCAAACGATATGAAGAAGTAGTTGTACCCATTGTGCCTCCAACTAGAGATCTTAAAGTAGTATGGAGACCGAATGAAGGTGACTTAATTTATCTTCCGTTTTCCAAATCTTTATTTCAGATAGTATTTGTTGAAGACGAAGAGCCAGGTTATTATCAGTTATCCAAGAAATTTGTATGGACACTCCGTGCAGAACTAATACAATTTAACAATGAAAAATTTGATACTGGTCATACCGATGTTGATGAATACTTTGGTGCTAACTTGAATAGATTAGATATGTGTATTCAACTTGAAGATGGCTCGGGTGCATTTGAACTTGAAACTGGGGGTTATACTTTACTTGAAGACTACTCTGTGTCTAAGGACTACGACGATATGCGCGGTTTTGGCGATAATGATGCAATTAAAGCAGAATTCATAAAAATTATGGACTTTGATGAAAAGAATCCATTTAAGGGAGCCTAATCATGATAACCAGCGTACCGTTCTACCATGGCACAACTCGTAACTTAGTTATTGCATTCTGTGGCCTCTTTTCTAATATATTTCTTAGAACAAAAGATGTCGACGGAGTAACCAAGAAAATTATTAATGTGCCTATTTCTTTCTTATCAAAAGAAAAGTTCTTAGTCAGACTTATGCAGGATCCGGGCCTAAATGAAGATACAATGTTAGTTCTTCCACGGCTCTCTGCAGAACTTACTGGCATTACTTATGATCAATCTCGACAATTAAACAAAATGCAGAAGATTGTTACTTCTACACCTGATCACACAGTTTATTATTATGCTCCGGTACCGTATGTGGTTTCGTTTAATCTGTATTCATACACTAAGACAGTTGAAGATAATCTTCAAATTATGGAACAGATTCTTCCGTTCTTCGCCCCAGATATGAATTTGTCCATCAAAATGTTAGAAGAACCAGTATTAATTCAGGATATTCCAATGATGCTGAATTCTGTATCTACGGATGATCAATTTGATGGCTCATTTGAAACTACTCGAACTATAATCACTACGTATTCCTTCTCTATGAAGACGTACTATTATGGTCCTATTCTAAATTCTATTGACTTAGAAAACCATTTTGATTCTAGTGCTAATGCACAGGTTATTAAGCAAGTTAGCATTGGCGCCAACATTGTTAAATATACGGCAGTTGTTAACCCATTTGATGCTAATAAAGACGATATATATTCAATTGACGAGAATTGGGTTACTATCATACCCAAAGTCGGGGATCCTACATTATGACTACACCAAAAATGAATTCAGCATTAAGTTCTATCTTCGATGTAGAACTTCAAGAAGTAAATCCAAATAGTTCTGTTGCAGAAATAAAAGCTACTGCGGTAGCTGCGGAAATTACGAGTCTAGAATCGCAAAGAGAGTATGTAAAAAGTAACCTAGTAAAGATTATCGAACGTGGTATGACAGCCATGTCTGATCTTAATATTATAGCAAACTCCACAGAAAAATCTAGAGACTTTGAAGTTATGTCTACTCTGATGAAGACATTAGTTGAAACCAATGTAGAATTGCTTAATGTAGAAGTAGCGCACAAACCAAAACTTAATGTACCCGGATCGGCGGGACAAGAAGCAACAACAATTAACAATAATACGGTATTCGTCGGACAAACAAAAGACTTAGCAGCATATCTAAGATCTTCTCAGATTATTGATAATTAATTTTCAATTAAATAATAATATGTTACACACTTTAATTGATGGATAATATGGCTAAGACTCTAAGAGAACGATATTTAGATAATGAAATTCTTTTGATAGGAGAAATTGTAAAAGACCAAGCTACTGGAGAAGATGTAAAAATTCTCGACAGAGGCTCAAACTACATTACAGTTGAATCTGCAAATGGTATTCATAAAAAGTGGATACAAGATGTTATTTCAGAAGAAACTATAGTTAAACAAAACACAGAAGATTTTACTTTACTCGAGTCTGGCCAGATTAAGCTATTTGGGTATGAAACTCAAAACTTCGAGTCAAACCTATCTCAATTTATTCTCGAGCAGTTTAAAGAATTTGATGATCTTTATTCAAAGCACCAAATTATTAAACTGCTCGACAAAGTGCTAACAGAATCTAACATAGAACATCAGTTTGAAACACTAGAAAAAATTTCAAAATTCTATAAAAAACATTCAATCCAAGAACCACTGATCGTCGAAGCGCTAAAAAATAATATCGAACGGCTTCGTCTGGCAGAAATCATTGCTTCAATTGCAGAAATTCAAGTTAAAAATTCACCGTATGAAACGGTAGTTGATGCAGTAAAGGTTCTTCGGAAGAAATATACAGACCCCAAGCAATGGCAAGTATTGTGGCCATTCTTTAGAATGATAGATGCTTCAGGGATCACTGGAATAATCCAGATGCTTCCGTTTAGACAAGAAATTAAAAAACCTCTTGCCTGGTCATCTAAAATGACAGAATCTATTATAGCGGAAATGGAAACTTCAGTTGACGAGCTATTTACTTCCTTTGAAAATAGTGATATAATTAACACATTCTCAGCAGATGAACTTGACGAAGCAATGGAAGTTGTTAGACTTGTCCCTTCAATAAACACTGCAGTACTATCTGATAGAGCAAAGAAATTGGCCGAAACAATTATCAAGAGAAATATGTTTCAAAAATCTCCGGATGAAATGAGTCAAGAAGATAAAGAAATTTTTGATTCTACAATTAACCGTAGAAAACTTTTAGTTGCTCAACTTGCACAAAAGTTACATTCAAAAATCAATGAATTGCAGGCATGAGAAGTTTTTTAGAATATTTAGCCGAAAATACAGAAGTAAAAGGCAACAAACTGAAACACCTTCAGCATCTTGAGGACCTAGCTGTAGATCACGGTGAATCTGGATTCAAGCATGCCACATCTGAATTGGCTCGGGTAAAGAAACACGTTGAATCTGGCAAGGCAAATTCAAGCTTAACTACTAAGCTAG